GATCGTGAAAAAACTCCGGTAATCGCCGATCACGATACGACGAAGCGAATTGGACATGCTGTGGATCAAATCGTGGTTCCAGCAGGAGCAACTCGAACAATCAATAGCCGACTGGTTGTCGGACCTGCGATTGTTGCCGTAGCAGTACGATCCTCCAAATCATACTCTGCGAAGAAGACGATTGAAGACATGAAAGCCGGATTTCCGTTTCAAGTCTCTGTCGGAGCAACTCCGACGGAAGGAGAAATGATCGAAGCCGGTGAAACGATCATGGTCAACGGTAAGACCTGGAAAGGCCCGTTGGTCGTAGCTCGGAAGACCAAGATCCGAGAAATGAGCGTCCTTGTGTTGGGTGCTGACAGTCGTACGTCAGCCGAATTTCTGGCCCGTCAAGAATCGAATGAGGAGATCGAAATGAGTTTTGAGGACTTTGTGGCTTCATTGAAGCTGGACCTGAAGAGCCTGACACAAGAACAAGTGACGGCGTTGAGGGCTCAGTGGGAAAAGTCGAAACCGGACACGGACGATGACGACGATCCCGAACCGACTCCGAAGAAACCGATCAAGGCGTCGCGAAAGAAACAGAAGTCGGAAAACACCGACATCGACGACCCGATCAACCCCGACGACATCGTGACCCGGAATCGGGAGAAGATCGTCGCCGAAGAACAACGCCTCGATGGAATCCGGGCTGCGGCTCTGCGATTCGAGGACAGCATCAAGACGATCAAGGTCGGCAAGACCGAAATGGACTTGTCGGCGTTCAAAGCCCATGCGATCAAGGAAGGACTCTCGGCTTCCGAGTTCGAACTCATGTGCTTCCGCAATTCGGTCGAAGAACCCAAGACGCCGGCGATCCACAACACGACCAAGAACCTCCAGGCTGCCGCCCTCGAATGTGCAATCCTGCGAGCGTCCCAAGTCGTGCCGTCGTCAGCGATCAATGCTGTCAGCGGTAAGAAGTACGGCATCGAAGCGATGTTCGACGACAAGACGCTCGAAGAAGCCGACAAGCGACACTATCGTCTGAGCGGCAGCATCGACGAACTGCTCGCCCTCCAGGTCCAGGCCACGGGTCGCCATCCGATCGCACGCCACGGTTCGGATCTGATGGCCGAAGCCTTCCGGGCCTACTCGGACATCCAAGCCTCGGGAACGTCGACGCTCAACATCGTCAACATCCTCGAGAACGTGATGAACAAGTCGTCGATGGCTGGATTCGAAGCCGTTGAAGCCGTCTGGCCGTACATCTGCGGTCGGCGTCCGGTGAACGACTTCAAACCGCAAGCCTTGTACCGACTCGACTTCCAGGGTTCGTTCAAGAAGGTCGCGACCGACGGCGAACTCAAGCACATCTCGATGGTCGATACGAAGAAAACGATCCAGGCGTCCACCTACGGTGCGATGATCGCGATCGATCGGAAGACTCAACGAGACGACGACTTGGGACTCGTGGTCGAGAAGGCTCGTACGCTCGGTCTGCTCGGTGGTCAACGGATCGAAGAATCGGTGTTCGTCCTCTTGCTGTCGAATCCGAGTTCCTTCTTCCACGCCAACAACGGTAACCTGATGTCCGGCGGTACGTCGGCTCTGTCTGTCTCGTCGCTCAACACGGCACGTCAAAAGTTCCGTGACCAAGTGATCGACGGCAAGCCGATTTCCCTCAGCCCCCGGATCTTGTTGACCGGCACGACCTTGGAAACGACGGCGAACAACCTCTGGTCGCAAGAGAAGATGGAAGCGACCGGATCGACGGATGCGGTGGTCTTCACCAACAATCCCCACAAGGGTCTGTTCCGTCCGTACGTCACCCCGTACCTCAACAATACCAACGTGCTGGATCAAGATGGAGCGGCCATCTCCGGTCAGAGCACCACTCAGTGGTACTTGTTTGCGGCTCCGGGTGCGGCTCAAGGTTCGGCTCTCGTGATCGGATTCCTCGACGGTCGCGAAACCCCTCACTTCGACACGGCTGAAACGACCTTCAACATCCCGGGCGGTATCCAGATGCGATCCTACCTCGACTGGGGCGTCGCGATGCACGTCACTCAGTTGGCGGTCAAGTCGGCTGGTGCCTAGTAGTTTCGGTCCTCAGAGTCGGCTGAGAGGGCAGGATTAACCACAACCTATCCGACGAAGGTTGGGAGTCGTACCTGCCCTGTCTTTTCTTTCTCAACAGGAACAAGGTTCAATGATTCAGGAATTGCTTGAAGGGTTTCAGGGATCGCAAGGTGACGTCCATCTCAGCGATGCTGACGCTCTGGTCGTCGAAACGAAAGCGGCGGAACTCGGAGTGCAACTCACTTCGACGAAAACCAAGACCGGAGTTCTCTATCCGGTTCCCCAACTCGAAAATCTCTACTTCCCGAAGGACGCTCAGGTCCTCCCGGAAGTGCCTGTGAAGAAATCGAAGAAGACCGAAGAATAGATTCGGTCGTATCCCTTCCCAATAAACTCCAGAAAAGGAGCAGACAGCTATGGCTCAGACATTGGAAGCAATCTTCTACCAAGGCGATCAGCGAAAGATCGACTACACTCCGTCCGGATCGTCTCCTGGGGTTGGAAAGATCATCGATCTCGGCAACTGGGCCGGTGTCGTGACTCAGTCCGAAGGACTCACCGATGGCGTGCTCGGTGCTGTCGAAGTTGACGGCATCTACAAGGTCAAGAAAGCAGCCGGAACCGGAGTTACGTTCGCCTCGGGTGCGGACGTGTTCTGGGACACGGTGAACCTGACCGCCGTGGCCGCAGCCGGAGCGAACATCTTCCGACTCGGAATGGCGACCGAAGCCGCTGTGACCGGCGACGATCACGTCAAGTGCTGGATCAACCACGACGGTATCCAGGCGTAGGAGGTCTGATGGCATTTGACTATGCAGCGAGACTCGCACACGTTGGTACTCGAATGAAAGAGTTGAACCAACGGACGATAACGTACTCCAGAGGAGCAACGTCAATCAGCGGGATCGTTGCGAGTCCGATCCATATGACTGGTGATGAACTGATGCCGAGCGTTGCCATCACTGTCATCGAATATCAGGACTGGGCAATTGACGTTGCAGACCTTGGAGCCTTGTTCCCACCACAAGTCGGGGATAAGATCACCAAAGTGACTGGAGAAGAATTTCGAGTCTCTTCACTGGGACAAGACGGACCTCCATTCCAGTACACAACGTCAGAGAGAGTGAGAGTTCTCATTCACTCAGAAATGATTAAGAGGGCGTGATGGCCGCTACGGTAGCAGACGTACGAGATGAAGTCTACACTCGAATCCTGCTGAAGAAGAACTTAAGCGGATACAGTGAGAACTCTTTTGATCTCTCTAAGACTTGGAGGCCGTACGAGCTATTGGAGGATCTAGTCCAAAACTTTCCGAATGGGAAGGTGTATATCGTAGCTTGCGGTCCTGGGGACATCGTCCTTCAAGACCGCAAGGCGATCATCGGGACGAGAGAGTATTGCGTGTTTGTTGGATTCCAGATCGCCATCACAGATGTCGATTCAATGTCAGAGTGTGACGGATACGCTCTGTTGGTTGAAGAACTCGAAACGACCTGTCGTAAAGAGTTCAATCTTGATGGCTTCCAATTCAGTAGGCTTGAGTACATGAAAGACGAGAAGGGTCTACCCCTTCAGTTTATCATGCAACGAGCAGCACTCACTTTCGAGAGCTACTTCCAAGTCTACTACAAGACCGTTCATTCATAGGAGCCTCCTACATGTCAGGATTCGAACCGAAAACTGGCTATCACATGAAGCTCTATCGGAACACCGGGACGTTTGCGACCCCGGTGTGGGTAGAGATCGCAGAAATCGGAGACCTGTCCATCTCCGACTTCACCCGAGCACTGGCCGAACTCAAACGTCGTGGGAATCAGTACACGAAGAACTTGGCGTCGTTGTTCAACTCGATCACGGTTGAATTCCGACTCCACTTCGGGCTGGCGACGACTCAGTGGAATGCTCTGAAGACCGCGTTCTTTGCCGGTACTCCGGTCGAGTTTGCGATCATGAGCGGTGCGATCGCGACGTCAGGAGAAGAAGGTCTCCGATGCCCGATGATCGTGTCCCAGTTCCCCTGGGAACAGAATCTCGAAGATGCGTCTGGTCACGACGTCCAACTCTCGATCGCCTACATGGTGTCCGGGTCTGCGGAAGTCGATCCGACGTGGCTGTCCGTAGCGTAGTTCGAATCTCCCCCAAAAGAAGTCAACACAAGAGGAACCAATGGGATTGCTTGAACGAATCCAAGGGAAAGAGAAGAAAGAAGCAACTGGTCTGAAAACGATCAAAGTTGCGATGTTCACGGCGACCGCTGGTGAACTCCGCGAGTCGCTCAAGGGGAAAGACAACGAGTACGCGAAGACGATCCTCGACGCTGTCAACGGTGTTGCGGACGGTGACAGCGTCACTCTCGAACGTCCCACTCTGGAAGCCGCCTTGACCAACAAGCGGGTGACGGAGAAAACTCAAATCGTGGAAGAAGTGAACGACGGAGTCGTGGTGCAAACTCCGGTCGTTGAAAAGGAAGTCACCGACGACTAACTGGAGAATGGCATGACCCGCTTCGTCACTCTGCTCTTGTTGCTCTTTGCATCCACGACGTGCTATGCACAAGATGCTGTGGAGGACTTCCCAGAAGAAGTCAGGGCTTGGTTCCGAAATCCGGATGGTAGCTGCGTCCAATGCAGTATCGGCATGTGCGGAGTCTGGCAAAACGTCCCAAGTGCGACGACACTGTTATGGGACACCCCATACGGAAGTCGTGTGAGGGGCGGGTCTAATCCCTCTAGGGTAGAGAGGTACTGTGACGCTCGCGGCATCCCTGTCTATAACGTCACAGGATCGAATACCTGGGAATGGATGAGATGGGTTGCCAAGACTGGAAGAATGGCAGCGATCGGAGCCGGAGGTAGTCACTTCCAAACTCTTGTCTGGTATAGTCCAGAAAAGAAGCTCTGGTATGTCTGCAATAACAACTCCCCGACTCGTATCGACGAGTACACGGAGAGTGGATTCCGAAGGTTGCATCTAGCAAGTGGACAGTGGGTGGTTGTCTTAAAAACTCCACCGCCTCCCGCTCTCCCTAACTATGTTGAATGGTGGAGGTAAAGGAGTCCGAAATGCTTGGGTTACTGGTCGCCGTCATCATGGCGGCTCAGCCTGTTCAGCAGGTTGACACGTCCGAAGTCTTCCGACGAGGAGACTCAGTCACAATCGCAGGAGAAGGACCACGAGGACCGATCGAAGAGGCTCTTCGGCAGTCTCTCGCTCCTCCGGCAGATGATTCTGACATGTGGTACATCACGGTCTTGAAGACACCGGGGTGTCGCTACTGCGATCACTTGATCTCGGATTTTCAATCGGCTCCGGAGCTACTCGCGTTTGTCTATGCTCCGGAGCAGAGGAAAGCCTGGGCACACTTCAACGTCTACAATTCGGCAGACAAGACGCAGGAGTGGAGAGTCGGTGCATACCGTGTAGTCGGTTTTCCGACGCTGATCATCCAGCCTCCGAGGAACGGCTCTTGGGGCAATCCGAAGACGGTCGTGTGGCAGCACACCGGATACGACGGGAATGCGAAGAAGTTAGCGTACGAGATCTCGAACGCGGTCAAGAAGTACGCTGCGAAGATGGCAGAGAAGGGGTATCCGAAACGACCAGTGGAACTCTCTCCCAAAGAGAACGAAACGGAAGCAGAGGCGACGGAACCAGCAGAGGCGACGGCTCCTACCAATTCGTCAGCCTCCCACTTTTCCGACGCCTATATCGGAGGTCACACTCAACCGTGGGGACCGAGTCCTCCGAAACCGGACCCGTTCAATCCGCAGTACCCGACGCAGGTGCCGACTCAGCCGACGTGGCCCCCTCAGGATCAGCAACAGCCTCTCCAGGTTCCTCAGGTTCAGTTACCGAACCTGTCGAGCCTGATCGGAACCCTGTTCGGAGCTGGAGGGATGACGAACCTTCTCCTCCTGCTTATGATTGGTCTGAAGGGATTCGAACTGATCGCAGCAAGGACGCCGAACAAAATCGACGACCAGATCGCTGGCGTCCTTTCCGACATCCTGAAAACCGTCCAGTCCAAACCGAAAGACCAAAACCAGTAAGATCACTGTTAGGTCTCCTATGGGGATACGCCACTCTCCCTCAACGTATTGAGAGGGGAGTGGTGATAACCGTGATCGGAATCTTCGTCTACTTGTTCGTCAAACTGTTTTTCAAAAGGGGAACCTCATGAAACCGATCCTGTCTGCTTTCCTTCTCTTCTGTGTTCTCGCCTGTGTTCCGGCATCCGCCGAAGCTGTCCAGATCGAGCGTCCGATTCGGGTTGTCCCGCTCGCTGCTCGGTTCTTGTATCGTGCTCAGCCGGTACGACGTCTCGCCAGGGGTGTCGCTCAAGTCAGACCGATTCGGAAAGTTGCCAAAGCGGTCAACTTCATCCGGCCTCGGATCTTCTGTCGCCGGTGCGGCTAGTCTTCCGGTCTCTCACAACTCGCCCCGATTGCTGGATATGAGTCTGGCAATCGGGGCGTTTTCACGTCAATAAACTCCTAGGGGAATGGAATGAGTAAGGCGACGAAACTAAAGACCGTGTCAACGGAAACGTCCACCAAGTTCACAGACTCGAAAGGTCGAGAATGGGATATTTCGATCAATCTCGCAGCAGCGAAACGAGCGGACGCGAGCGACTTTGAACAGATTGGATACGACAACTTTTCCATCTTGAATCCGACCAGAGAAAATCTGATGTCGGTCTTGACGGACCCAGCACTGATGTTTGCTGTCATCTGGGCTATTATCCAGCCACAGGTCCGGAACCTCCACGCATCGGGAGAGTTTCCGGTAAACCCAGATCAAGAGCCAGAGAAGGCTCAAGAAGAATTCTGTGAAGGTATTCGAGGGAACGACATCGAATCAGCGAAAGACGCACTGACCAGTGCTCTTGGCGATTTTTTCCCAGGAAGTCGGACCGTCTTATCTTCGATCCGGGAGAGGATGAAGAAGGCCAAGCAAAGACTGTCCGACGAGATGGAGAAGATGCTACCGGAATTCGAGGGTCTGGTGGAGAAGCAGCTGGACGAGGAACTACTGAGGATTCGTCGAGAGGTAGAGGAGCTAAAGACGAAGCCTGGTCAAACGTCCTAATCATGATTGCCACCTGTGGGATGAGAGTACAAGACGCTATGCCTCTAAAGCTACGAGAGCTTTGTGTCTACTATGACACTGTACTCTTAAATACGTGGGATCACACCTCTCAGATAGCTTCTTCACTTCATAACCTGACCGTAGTTGTGATGAATCTGACGGGCAAGAGCAGGGTGAAGACAAGACCAGCATCCTATTTCCATCCATTCCGACAGAAGAAGAAACCAGGGATGAAGATCACGAAGAAGAACTTCAAAGATCTGAAGATGATAGGTAAGATACTATCAGGGAAGTAATCATGGCGATCATTAAGTTACCAAGAGAACGATTCAAGTTTGATCTCAACGTGAAGTTCAAACTTGAATTCTTCGATCGTAGTGTCTTAAAACGACGCTGGGGTGAGTGGAACAACGATCCGATCTCTAAAGCCGGTAACTTGGTGAAGAAGATCGCAAGGCAGTCGATTCGAAGACGAAAACTGGGAGGCAAACCTGGACCAGCAGGACAACCTCCCAGAAGTCGGCAACCTGGAGCTCTTCCTCCCTTTAAGCAGATCTTTTCGATCCCGTACATGCTGAAGTCACGAGTGGTGATCGGCATGGTTGGATACTCGATCAAATCACATCCGATTCCAGGTATGCACGAACACGGAGACCGAATCAACAAGACGGTCCGAACATTCTACACTCGACGAACCAAGGCAGGACGATTCACGTCGAGAGGAATGAAATTCAAGAAGAAGACAGTCAATTACCCAAAACGTCCGTTCATGCTCCCAGCGTTAAAGACAGCGATGACGAGACTTCCAGAGCTTTGGAGGGATTCGTTGAAGTCGTAAGGAGACCAAGATGCCGAGTACATCTGGAGTAAAAGCCGGGAATGCGTTCGTCGTGATTCGAGCCCTGGATCAAACGAGTACCGGACTACAAACAGTCGAACGTAAGCTCATTCAATTTGGTCAGAACGTGACCAACCTGGGAGTCGGTCTGGCTGGTCGAGGCGTGGCCCTCCTAGCTCCGATCACCTATGCTGCGAATCAATTCATCAAGTATGAAGACGCGATGAAGAAGGTCGAGGCCAAGTCCGCCGGGACTGCTGAAGACATGTTGGAGATTCGGAAGCAGGCTCGAGAACTCGGTCTGACTACTGCTTTGACTGCTGATCAGGTTGGTCAGTTGCAGCATATCCTCGCCCAAAAAGGATACAACCGAAAAGAGATCCAAGCGATGACCAAAGGTATCGTGGATCTTGCAAGAGCGTCAGGCGATGGAAATGACCTGATGAATGACGGGATTCAAGCGGCAACTGGAGTCTCTGGTGTGCTACGAGCATACCAGATGGAAGCCTCTAAGGCCACGAGAATAGCGGATCTATTCGCGGCTGCTGTTGACGGTAGCAACATGAGCCTAGAAGAAATGATCATCGCTATGTCGTACGCTGCTCCGACTGGAGCTGAGTTCAACATCCCGATCGAAGAGGTTATGGCAATAACGTCTGCGATGCGAGATCTGAACATCGATGCGTCCATCGCAGGAACAGCCTTTCGTAATATGGTCCTGTACATGTCAGAAGTCAAGGAGACTGACAAGTTCAATAAGACCCTTCAAGACCTGACAGGAAATACGATCGAGTTCACGGATGCAGCCGGTAACCTCCGTAGTCCTCTTCAGTTGTTGATTGCGATTCAAGAAGCGACAGCAGGAATGGGAACGGCTCAGAGAAGCAACCTCTTGTCTGAGATGTTTGGGACAAGAGCGACTGTCCCTGCTGGAGCCGTAGGACGTGCTTCTAAGACTGTCGCCCGTCTACTCAGCATGTTCGAGACGGCTGACGGTTTGTCAGCAACCAGAGCAGCGAAGACGGAGAGTGGTTTGGGAGGAGCGTGGCGACTCTTTAGAGCGTCTATCAACGAAGTCTCTGTCGCTGTCGGAGAAGCAGTTTCAGGTCCGTTGAATAAACTCTCGAAGTGGGTTCGGATAAGCCTAGCGGACCTATCCGCATGGATCAAGGAAAACGAAGACTGGGTCGTATCTATCGTGTTCGCGACTGCGGCTGTGACGGCCTTTGGTCTTGGTCTTGTAGGGTTGGGGATCACTGTAAAGACGCTGAGTATCGGATTCGGTCTTCTGATCATTCTGACAAAGACGCTAGGGATTGCAGTTAATCTGGTTTCAGCATCGTTTGCACTGTTAGGGACGATCGCCACTTTGTCGATGGCAGCGATCCACAGTACCTGGGCACTCCCTCTCATCGCTCTAGCAGCACTGGTTGGAGTCATCATCTGGGCTACAGACGCTTGGGGAGAACTAGAGAAAACATACGGTAACGGGATCTCTAGGATCATTTCAGAGTTCAAGGAGATGGGTCCGACAATAGCCGACACGTTCAAGATGATCGTAACGGCTCTTGGAGACGGAGAGTTTGAACTCGCTTTCAAGGCCATGATGGCTGGTCTCAATCTGCTCTGGATTCAGGTATGGAATTCAATGAGCAAGACCGTTGAAGACATGTTCATCGAGACTGTTCGTTCTCTCAATACGGTATTAAACTCCTTGATGACGATGCTTGAAGACGCGATAAACAAGTTGAACAGGGTCGTCGCCATGCACTTCAGAGTCTTGGGAAAGGCTTGGAAGGCGGCAGGGTATACCGGGATCGCGAAGACTTTCTTTGAGACAGCGAGTGCTTTGAAGAACATGAAGATCTTCGGGGAAGAGATCGACATCGATCAACCACTGGACGACATGGCTAAAGAGTCAGAGGAGAAGAGAAAGAAATCTCTTCAAGACGCAAAAGACGATCTAGCAGCGGTCGGTGAAGAGATCAAGAAGAAGAGAGAAGAGAGAAAGAATCAAGCAATCGTCGAAGGCGGAGAAGAAGCCAACAGTGATGATTGGAGACTTCGAGAACGAGCTAAACGACTCATCAAGCAAGGAGTCCAAGGTCCTCAGATTTCTCCAAAGGCTCTAGAAGCAACGAACTCAAAATCAGTCGAAGCGATGAAAGAGTTCCAAGAGAACAGAAACAACGCTGCTGAAGGAATCGCTGCTCAGATGCTATTGCAGATGCAGACCCAAACCGAGCTTCTTATGAGTATCGATGAAGAGATCCAAGGACATAACAACAGCCTTCAGGATGTCTTAGGAGCAGTCTAATGCCACTGAGCATAGGAACAAAAGACGGAGCAACCGACTACACGTATGGACTTGAGAAGAAGGACAAACTGACGACAGGGTACACGGAGTTCTCTATCGTTTT